GTCAGCCCGATTAAGACCTTCCATGCACCGCCGAGGTTGTCATAAGCATCCTTTGCCGCGATTGCTTTGTCTATAATGATACCCAACCCGGTTGAGAGATGGGTCAGGGCAGGAGAAAGTCCTCCTCCAACAAGTTCGAGAGCATCTCCCCACTTATTTTTAAGTGCGGTCCAACCATCTCCGGCTTGCCGAGCCGCCTGAGCAGATCCACCGAATTCGACAGCCAACTCTTTCAAGATCAAGCGTTGAGCAGAGGCTATGTCACCGACCGCCATGAAGTCCTTAACCTGCTGCTTCATGGCTTCAGATAGCCGGACACCGACACGCTGAAGCGCCGTCATTCCTTCTTTGGGGTCTTGAAGAGCCTTACCTAACTGCATTGCCGTTGCTTTAAGATCAACCGTGCCGCCGTTAGCGGCCGCCATCGCCACTGCCATATCTTGAATGAGCGGAACTGCCTCGCGGAACACATCTCCCCTAATGTTAGGGAACGTGAGGAGGAGGGATTGCATCTGAATCGTTGCCTCGTCCCCGATGTTTGTGACCTTCTGAAGCGAGGCAGCCATTCCGAACAGTTCTTTGGAGGTAATGCCAGCAGATCCACCCGTTGACCGGATACGCGCTTCGACCTGAGCCTCTGCTTGAATCTGAGTCTGGTAAGCGTCCCGAACCTTAGTAATGCCACCCACAAGAGCCTGATACGCCATGACCGAGCCATAAATCGCCATCGCCGCCCGTGCATAGCCAGCGAGTTGATCCATCGAGCCGGTGGGGGACGCTTTCTCTTGAGCGATTCTCTGTTTTTCAAGGAACTGAGTGCGTTTGCGGACAGCGTTCTCAAGGACAACCGTTGCCTTGTCTTCAGCAGCGTTCGCCCGGTCAAGGTTGTTAAGGTGCTTTTCTGTTGCCGAGTGTGATGCGGTTTTCCATGCAGAGTTGACCTTCTCAATCGCGGCACGCTGTTTAGCAGCAGCTCGCTCGACGTTCTGAGTGAGGCGGTCTAAATCACTTTGGACAGACGCGGCATACTTCTGAGTTTCGGTTTTCGCCTTAGCGTAACCCGCTGTTGCCTTGTCAATATCCGCCGTGATGTCAACATGCACCGCGCCGATTTGGCTGTCTGTCACTTCGGCATCCCTAAGATTTTCACAATTTCCTCGTGTTGGAGTTTTCTCTCTTCCGGAGTGAGTTTAGGTTCATTCGATCCCATGAGCCGTTTCATTTCAGACCGGTAAAACTTATCCGACTCTTGAGATTGAAGAGCGGAGACATACATAGCGGCATTCAGATCGCGAACTGATTGATCTGTTCGACGTTGGTGGTAAGCCTCTAATTCAAGCAAATACTCGGCGTAGGTGTGGTTCCAAAAATGAGCGGAAGAGAGACCGATTCGGCATGAAGTTAGTTCCCTCTCCCGCCACCATTTTTCATCCGAAAGAGTTGCTAATTCTTCTCTTCCGGATTCTCCACTAAAGGGATAGGCGCATCCGGGTCAAGTCCCATAGACCTATATCCCACACGAGCCGCGAATAAGCACAAGCCTTGCATCGAAATCGAACCATCAGACAGAATCTCCTCCGCTGTTATCCCGGAAGTTGACGCGGACAAGAACTCCGCCGTCAGCATCAAGTCAGAGTCAGAGAAACACCGAGTGATGAATGCCCAAAGGTTTTCACCATCGCGCTTATGGGATTTGTGCAGGTTATAAAGTGCGATGTTCGTAATTGCAAACTCTCGCTCTTTACCGGCGATATTCAAATGCTCTTTAACTAATGGTGAAATCATTAGGGAGCCACCGCATAAGGAAGCCCTTGGACGCGAAGAGATACCGAGGCCGTGACGATGGTGTTATCTGAGTAATCGGGATCCCAAGATTCGATCTTGCAGATAGCCTCTTCGACCTGAGTGCCATTCACACTAATGCGGATGGTCACTTCCTGCGACGTGCGGAGAGCCGTCTTGAATAGCGATTGCCCCGCGTCTCCGGTAACGATCATAGAGTCAAGAGTGATGGTTCCGTGATACCGCCCATACTCATTATACTCCCCATCGTCACCCTTGCCGGATGATTCCAACATGTCCCGTTTTTCCGGGAACTTGAGACCCTTCTGTTTTCCGCTTCCGACTTCCGCATATGCACCGGATGCCAGCAACACAAAGAGGCGATAGATTGTTCCGTTTTCAACTGCCACGTATCACCTCCTTTATTGTTTGAGTTTCATGGCTTTAATGCGGAGAGCCTGAGTGTTTCCGGTTGCGGTGATCGTGACATATCCGGAGGAGTTGTATGCCGCCGTTGGTATCTTCCGGAAATCCAATATCTTGTTCGCCCCCATTGTGAGGGTAATATCCGAATTGGTTAGCCAGCCCCACGGCGATGTCCAGAATGTGGCGGTTACAACCTCGGCAACTACCGCTCCGGTGGAGTCGTTGGAATAAAGGTTAATGCAGGCAATGAAGGTGTCCTCATTGTTCGCAAACTTCATCCCGGTCACGGGAACCACCCACGAGGTATCTTTTCCGGCTGTGCTGTCAAGGGCGCATTCGATACCGGATACGTCCGTCACATACAGATAGGTTGTGGCGTTTGCCGATGCCGCCAGAATCAGCACCATCAGCACTAAAAAGAGTTTTTTCATTTTCTACCCTTAGTTAAGGATTATGTGTATTTCTAAACTTACAATCCGCCCGAAGGCGAACTCGTCGTCGAGTGCTATTCCACCCGATACGTCCAAGATTGAGACAACCCCATCCGAGAGACTGAGTGCCGATGGTTGCCGGTCAAACAATGCAATCACCCGATCCGCTATCTTTTCCACAAGTTCAGATGAGCCGGTGTTATTGTCATAGCACCTTATATCCCTTGTGACGATGCGATATTTCCCGTCCTTACATTCCCCCGACCGGTTTGATACTTCCCCCACAGAGACGATGTACGGCGGCTTAGCATCCTTCGGGGCCGGATCAACAGTGAACACAGCCGGATAGCCAGCGTATTGATTTAATAGCACCGCGAGAGCCGCGTCGCTAATTAGAGCCGTGTAGATCGCTTGAGTTAAGGTTCTCATTTTGTTCTCAATGCCGCACGGATGAACGCAACCGAAAATTCCTTGCCATGATCGTGAGCAGTAGGTCGGAGGTAAGGACGAGCCGCCATTCTGGAGCCACCAACTTCAAGGATAAGCGCATAATCACCCACCCGCGTCTTTTTTCCGTTCCGCTGGTCAATCATCATTATCCGCGTCGCGCCCGCAGCAACCCCCAAAGCCCCTACGACCTTGTTTCCCTTAATACCCTTATATGCCGTCGTAATATGAGATCGCAGTGTTCCGGTTCCTAAGTGCGGATATTCACCGGGAGCCGATGGAGCCTTTCCACCCATATTACTGATAGCGAGTTTCTTCTTGCAGATGCCCTCCAAGACAACGAGCCCCGCCCGCATGCCTGCCTCTGCTTTACGGAGTAACTGTTCGCGAGACGGTGGTTCATTCCATGTCACAGTAACCTTGCTCACAGTATCACCCGCGCATTTAACTGTTTATAGATAGAACCACTAAATGAGTCAACGGTCAACACGTCATAAGTGATGCCGTCAACTACAACCTTATCTCCTCCGATGCAATCAACAGACTTCCTCACGAATATGATGTGAGTGTGGTTCTCTTGGAGTTGCATCGCGGATGTGAACTGATTCGACCGCTTGACCGTCAGTCGTCCCCATACCGTCGCGATAGTGACCGGTGAGTGAGGATGCCCGCCCGCACCATCAGGCGCAGACATCATTCTCTGGATTGAGACGCGATCCTTTAGCATTAGAACTTAATCACCCGGTAACGGCTTAGGGTCTTCTCTACTTCAGCCGGGATACCGTCAGGGACACTGTAAGAGGCATCTCCCATCTTTTCAGACGTGAAGCCACGCCCAGAGATTTCAATCTTGCCGCACCAAATCAGCACGGCAAGCCGAACGTCATTCGGCACCGGCATTCCACCGCTATAAACTACAGTGAACCTCGCCTTCCCACTCTCCCAGCACCCGTATTTATTTATGATGATACCATCGGATGCGGAAAGGCGATAGGTTCCTGAGTCTATTACATCGCCCGTAACATTGTCGGTGATCGAAGTGATAGCCGTAACCGGGTAAAGTGACAGGACGAGTG